GTCATAAGCCCTTTTCTTAACCTTCTTTCCGCATCATATACCATTGTTTGTGCTGTTCTTGTATCAGCTATGCTTCTGTTTTTCATATTTCGCTCCCTTCTTTATCGCTTCAGGCTGTTATACTCTGATTCGCTTATTTCGATAACTTCACGCGGTACTATGTCAAGATTCCATATTTTGCAATAGTGGCGCGCTCCCTTTTCCGCTTCCGTTTTTGTCTTGTATGTTCCTATTGTTTCGCTATAATCTGAAAAAATAACTTTAAAATACTTCATGTTTTCTTATCCCTTCTCCCGGCCGGGTCTTCTATATTTCCGGCCGGGCTTCCGTTGTCTTTATGCGTTCAATATGTATTCAGCGGCTTTTTCAGCTTGTGCGCTTGCTTGAATAATCATTTTCGGGTCATTCTTCAGTGCTGTCATCCAGTTCTGAAGATAGGCTGTGCTATTCCTGAATGATGATTCAGTTGTTAAGCCGGCTTGACTGTTCAGGAAGCAAGAGCCTATTTCCGCAACTAATTCTTCCTTGCTGTATTCTTTACTACCAAAAGCGGCCTTTTTGCCGGTTGTCTTGCGGTTGCATCTTGATTCCTTGCTTGTGCTGTGTGTCAATTCGTGGAAAGCTGTGCTGTAATATTCGGCTATCGCTTCAAACTGTGACATATGCGGTATCACTACTTCGTCAAAAGCCGGTGAATAGTACGCTTTGTCGCTTCCCTTCAAGACTGTAAACTTCGGCGCGTCCTTGCTTGTGATATAGTTTTCAATTATTGCTTCGGCCGCTTCTTCCGGCTGTAAATCTGATTCCGGGGCTTCGTCCTTCGTCCAGTTATGCTTCGGGGTCATTCCTTCACACTGTGTTAAGATATTGAAAACTCTGTAATACCTTAAAGCAAAGGTTGTTTTCGTTTCTTCGTTTCCGTCTTCGTCTGTCAATATGTTTCCGTCTTTATCCGTTATCGGCTTGTCTTCAACTATCCAGCCAGCTACTATTGTGCTTTTTTCTCCCTTCTTAACCTTGCCGCCGGCCTTCTTTATCTGTTCAAAGGTTGCAAATTCGCCAGCTTCAAAGCCCAAAAGCATCTGATTCATAAAGTTGTAACGCTTTCCGTTGCTGTAACTGTACGCCGGGAACATTTTGTTCATTCCGTCTGTGCTCCATGCGTTTGAGTGCCAAGGCTTCACCCAAGGAATAACGCCTTCATTCATTTTTGCGATAATCTGTTCTGTGATAACTTCGTAACTTGTCATTGTCTTTTTCTCCCTTCGTTGGTTGTGTTGGTTGTTGGTTTAATACTCCGCGTCCTGATAAGCCCAGTTAAGACGCTGTTCTAATTCTTCAATATCACCGTATAATCTAGCTAATTCGTCATTGTCTTCGCCGGCTTCAACGGCCTTGTTATAGCGGTCTTTTGCTTCTTCGATAAGTTCTCTTATGAATCCGGGGTTTTCATAATCACGATACATTGTCTTTCTCCCTTCTTTACTTTGCTACTTTTAACAGCGTTTCCAGTGCTTCTAATTCTGTGTTGTGCTGTTTTCTTTCATAGTTTGCGACACGCTGTGTTTTAAGTGTCTTTATCAGTGATTCGATTCCAGCTTTGTTTAGTGTGTCGCTGTCCTTTAGCTTCATAACTTTGTATGCTTCCTTAACTGTCATGTTGTTTACTTCCTTTCTTTTTCTTCCGGGGCTGTCTTCCTTCTCAAGTCGCCGGCCGTTTTCAGTCGTGCGGTTGTGCTTCGGGGGGTGTTGCTCCGTGTCTAACTCTGTGTTATGGCTATAATATAACACTGTGTTATATGGCTGTCAACCCCTTTTTTGAAATTTTTTTAAAAGTTTTTCTGATTAGCTGGAAAGCCCGTAAAATCAAGCAAAAGTAAATACATTTATATTGATTAGTACGTTGGAAACAAAAAAACGGCGTGATATTATAAAAAATAGGAAGGCCGCCGGAAGGGGTCTTCTTTTTATGTAATAGGAAACAAGGATAAAAGACCATGACAGAGAATACAACGAATAACAATAGCATATTGGGTGAAGTTATCCGGCCTTGTATTGATAGTGATAATGTATGTATCACTAAAGACGGGGTAAAGGTGTATGACTGTGTTCTTAATGATAATGGGAATATATCCGGAAAAACTGAAGACGGAAAAAAAGCATTATATGTATTCGCTAAAGATAGCTGGTATTTTGGCAGTGATATAGGACGTTATAACAACCTTGTTTCACTAGCTGATAGGACGGATGAAGAACGGAAGTATTACGGAAGTATAGGCGGTCTAAAAGCTAAAGAGAATAGGGATGCTAAAAAGAATATCAATGACCTTGCCAAAGCTATGTTGGAACAGACCATGACGGAAGGACAGATAAAAGCAATACTGGGAGAAGATACCAACGTCCTTTTAGATTCCAGTGTTGCTTCTGTTATGCTAGGAGCTATGATAAAGAGCGCATTAAACGGAAGCTTTAAGGCGTTTGAAGCTGTACGCGACACGGCCGGTTATCGTCCTAAAGATATCAGTCAGGTTGATTTAAATGCTTCCTTAACTGAAGCTGATAAAAGTCTTATTGATAAAGCTCTGAAGACCGGGTGATTCTATAAGAATATTTCACGGCGTGACGTTTTCGGGGTTTGTGTGCGTGCGCGTATGACCGCAAACCGCGTAAATACGGGCGTTGTGCGATTCGGTGCGCAAAACAATAGATTCGCGCATAGTTGAAAACGGGCTTCAGGCGTTCGCTTCACGCGCGCGCGTATAGCATAAGAAGCGATTCGCTCCGGGCGTCGTTGGCCTTCCGTGCTGGCGTGTACCCGTGCGAGTGTGTACGCGGTCGCGTGTCGGCGTGTGTGCTGGCGTGTATTGTATATGAAGCAACGCCGCTGATTTTTTCCGGCGATTTTTTTCCGGCCTTCCTATGCGTACCCGGCCGGGTGTACCCCCGTGCGCACCCCCATGCGCAAAAACGCGCGCGCGAATTTTAGGAACTATAAGCCCCGTCAGAAAATTTTATAAAAATTTGCAGGGAATGGACTATCGAGAGAAAATCGAAGCGATACGGGAGAATGAGATTCAACGGTGTCGCAACAATATTGAATATTTTATTGACAATTATGGTCACATTGAAGATAAGGATGCGGAAGAACTGATACAGCCTTTTGTGATGTGGAAAGAACAGAGAGAAGCATTACAGTCGGTCATGGCGCATAAGATGAACGTAATCTTGAAAGCCCGTCAGTTAGGAATTTCATGGTTAGTTGTTCATGTAGCGGCGCATACCTTATTGTCACCCGGTAAAACGGTTATCGGTTTGTCAAAGACCGAGGAAGAAGCGAAAGAGCTTGTACGCCGTTTAAAGGTAGTCTTTACTTGGTGTCCTGAACTGATAGCAGATAAGGACTTCTTACCGGCGAATTGGCAAGGCATTACGTTTAAAGCAACAGCCTTAACACTGACTGTTTACTATCCCAATGGTAAAGAAAGCGTATTTAAAGGACTTGCATCATCACCGGGAGCTGGACGTTCTTTTACAGCTAACTTGATAATATTCGATGAATGGGCGTTCCAGCAATTTGCCGAAGAAATATGGCAAGCTGGTTTCCCTACTATAAACAGACCTAGTGGTGGTAAAGTCATTGGACTTTCTACTATTGAAAGAGGGTCATTATTCGAGCAGATATTCACTGACCCGGATAATGGCTTTAATAAGATATTCATTCCGTGGTATGCAGACCCTAGACGTGATGATGAATGGTATAAGAAGACCAAACGCGCTTTGGGTGATTTAATCACGGCAGAGTACCCGGCCACGATAGATGAAGCCTTAATGGTACCCGGCGGCGCATATTTCCCGGAAGTTACCAAAGATACCCATGAGGTAGACGAGGAACCGATAGGAAAAGTAAGGCGATACATAAGTATTGACTATGGTTTAGACTGTTTCGCCGCTATATGGTACACAATGGACGTTTTTGGTCATGCACAAGCATACAGAGAGTTATCGCAGTCTGATTTGACAATAAGTCAGGCGGCAGAAATGCTTCAATATATGTCGGCTGGTGAACATATAGATATGTATTTAGCACCTCCCGATTTATGGAATAGGCGACAAGAAACTGGTAAATCAGTGGCAGATATCTTCGCAGAACACGATATCATTCTTGTTAAAACGTCAAACGACATATTTAACGGTTGTATGATGATGAAAGAGTGGTTGCGCGTTCCTGAAAATGGAAACCCGGATTTAACCTTTTTGCGTGACTGTTGCCCTCAAACTATCAAGTGTTTACAGAAAATACAAAAAGACAAGAACAAACCTAAAATATACGCAAAACAGCCCCATGATTTAACGCACCTAGTGGATTCACTTCGTGCGTTTTGTATTTATTGGACTAAAGCCCCTAGAGCTGAAAAGAAAGAAGACAAGAAGCCAAAGTGGTCAAAGGACTTAATAGAGGACTGGAAGCGCGCAAGTAAAGAGATAAAGGCACTTATGATACAGCAACTAGGAGAACCTAGGCTATGAAATGGTTTAAGAGAACTATGGATAAAATACTTAATCCCGAAACAAACAAAAAACTGTTAGACTGGCAAGCCAAGTACGAAAATGCAAAGACGAAGTATGCCGATGATTTAAGCACAATGACGACATACGAAAACTATTATGAAGGCGATAAAAAGGTAGCAAACCTTAACGGTACTGGATATGCGGCTAAAGGCGCGATAAATGTACGAAATATCGTGTATGAATTGATAGAATCCCAGGTTGATGTATCAGTTCCGATGCCGAAAGTTACCGCAGTACATGAAGAAGATGCGGAAATGGCAAAGAAAATAGAGCAGTTTCTTGAAAATGAAACAAGATTACTCGGATTTTCAGCGTTAAATGACCTCCAGGAGAGAGTTGTACCGATTCAAGGCGGTGATTTCTTCCTTGTAGAGTGGGATATTACCAAAGGTTACCACTGTAACATGGGTGATTTGGCGATTTCTACTGTTCACCCCCGTCAGGTTATACCCCAGCCAGGCATAACAGAAGTAGACAAAATGGATTATATCTTCACAAGAACGTCACAGACGAAAGATTACGTTAAAAGACGGTTCGGTAAGGACGTTTCCGAAGAAGACGAAACTGATAAGGACATAAGAGAAAGTGTTGTATCGGAAGATATTGTTACAGTTATTACTGCTTACTACAAAAATACAAAGGGTGGTATCGGTTTATATCGTTGGTGCGGTGATGTGGTTTTGGAAGACCTTGAAGATTACCAGGCTAGACGCATTGAGGTTTGTGAAAAGTGCGGAAAGCAGAAAGCAAATGATTCGGACGTTTGTGAATGTGGCAGTAAAAAGTTTAAAGAAACCGAAGATGCTAATGAAACGATTACTTTAATCACCGAAGACCTTGTTATAGACCCCATGACGGGGCAGGAAATAGCCACACAGAGCGAAAAAGAGATAGACATACCTTATTATAAGCCTTCGGAGTTTCCGTTGATTTTAAGGCGCAATATAACGCGTGACAAGCACCTTTTAGGTACTTCTGATGTAGCAGTTATCGCTGACCAGCAGGAAACCGTCAAGAAACTCGGTTCAAAGATAAATGAAAAGCTCTTAAAGGGCGGTTCATACGTTACTTTACCTGAAGATTTAGGCGTTGAAACTACTGACGAAGAATTTAAGGTTATTCGTGTTAAAACCCCGGCAGAAAAGGGCTTAATAGACGTTATAACCGTTCAGGCTGAATGTGGTCAGGACAGAATAGTCCTTGAAGAAAACTACCAGTGGGCTAAATCCGCTTTAGGTATCACGGATTCATTTCAGGGTAAATACGATTCTTCCGCTTTATCAGGTACAGCTAAACAGTATTCTATAAATCAGGCGGCCGGTCGTTTGGAATCAAAGCGTGTAATGAAGAATCAGGCGTATGCAAAGCTATATGAAATGATGTTCAAGTTTGCTTTGG